CCCACGTGACCGCGCTGGGCGGAACGCCGTCGATCCACTCGACGGTTTCCGAGGACATCTCGACCATTACCACCTCGTCGGTGAGATGTAACGACGGCGCGATTCCCTCCAACCCCTCGATCCGCATCAGGCGAGACATCAGCGGCTCGTTCGGCGAGGTCACGCCGTTGGGGGGCGACCCGACCTCGATCCAATAGTCAGGCAAGAGGTACTGCATCCAGGTGTACGGGACGTACAGCCTGAACGGCCCAGTGGCAAAGTCGTCCCACATCATGCCGACCATGCTGTTGACGTCGGCGACGATCTGCGTGGGCGTAGCCGTCGCCCAGCCTGCCGTCAGTGTCCCCAGATTGCGTGCCGCGTGGGTGGTATAGCCAGGAATGTCATAGCCCCGGAACTTCGGCGCCCAGCCATTGAACAGCAGCTCGTCCGCCTTGTAGACCACCGCCCGCGTCGCACCGCGAACGTTGTCCGTGCTCGCCTGCGGCGACATCGCCCCAAAACGCTGGCCCATCCGGAAGCCGTGCGAGATAACCGGAATGGGCACCCCGCGGGTCTCGTAGTTCGCCCGGTCCTCCTCAGGCGGAGTCTGCGTATCCATGCTAACGGACGCCGCCGTGAAGTCGTCGCTGTCGTTCCAGATCAGAAGCGGCGTGCCGAAGGCATTGGGCAGATTGTAGGTCAATCCCGCCGCCTGGAGGTCGTTGACGCCGTTGCGTATGTACTCTTTGGTCTGGACGACCGCCGGGTCGACCTCCTTCCACTGATCTTCGAGCACGGTAGCGCCGCTAATCGTGGTCACCTGGGCGTGAGGCCGAAGTCTTGCCACCGCGGCAGCCGTAGCCATACGGGGTTCTAGCCCCTGTAGATGCGCCTGCCACTCAGCCTGAGCGGCAACATCACGAGCACCGCCGCCCATTGCCACTGAAGCTGCCGTGGAGGGCCGCTGCTGCATTTGAGTATCCATCGTCATTCCCTCCTTTACAGCACCCGCACGCGGATGCGCGCGGCGGCAACAGTTGGCGAGCCGGATAGGTCGGCCGCCTCCAGCGCCTGAGCGATGGCCACGCCGCTGGCCAAGGTGATCAGCATCCCGCCGGTCGAGGCCTGCATGCGCTCGCCAATCGAGATATCCTGTCCACTCGCGAGCCAGACGTAAAGCTCATCACCAGGCTGTGCGACCACGTAGTACGCGACGTCACCGACCGCGTAGGTATCATCGATGTCGTAGCCGGCGAGCTCGTTCTCGACCGCCCAAGTGGTCTCCTGCACCGAGGCCGTGCCGAGCTTGATGCCATTGGCGTCGTAGTCGACAAGCATTCCGGGCTTGAGGGTCGTGACGCCGGACGCGACCACGCCCTCCCGGCGCTCGGGATTGCCCTTGAGGACCGTTGCCCTCGGGGCAGTGGAAATAGGAGATGTGACTGCCATCGGTTACTGCTCCTGACCAGCGGTGGACGCCCACGCCGGCATGCTGAACCCGGCGAGCGGGTCGGCGACCGTGGTAGTGGGCGCGCTGTTGCGCGCGGCGTACTCAGTGGCCGCAGCTGCTTTAAGCGGCTCCTCCGCAGCCGGCTTGATAAGGCCGGCCATCTTGACCAGGTGCCCCGCCGGGATCTCCGCGAGCTCGTCCGCAGTCCAAGCATTGCCCTCAGCAGACAGGATCGCTTCCTCGAGGCGCTTCCGCTCCTGCGCCCCCAGCGCCATTTGATCACGGACGAACGCAGCAAGCGCCGGCTCGGCGTACTTGAGCAGATCGTCCGCAGTCGCAGCGAGCACGGGCTGCTGCGAAACAGGCGCCGTCTCAGTCTCGACCGCCGGGGTGGCGGTCTTCTTTTCGTCGGTCATGGTTTCATCCTCCGTTTGCCCGACCACCACCGGCATGAAGTCTACCACGGGTCGTACCGAGATCACTTCATCGCCGAAAGTCACTTTACCGTCGCGAACCTTGTATGAGCGAGACACCAGCCCGCTTTCATCCGCATAGACAACCGTGTCGTCGAATACCTCCAAGGCCTCAGCCCAGGGGCTGTCGAGCTTCGTTCGCAGCGCCGTCTCCACCAGCTGCAGATGGTTGCGGTGTCCAGACCCGCGCGCCGCCTCGATCAGCGCCGCACCGTAGTCAAACCACGGCGTACCTGCGCAGTTATCGCAACACGGCTCGACCGCCGCCACTCCCACCGCGACACGCGGCGTGCCGCAACCGTGCTGCCATGCGCACATTCCCGCCACGCCTACGGGCAGGAGCGCGATGTGATCCGGTTGGACATTGCGCAAAACATCGTCGTATCGCTGGCCAGCATACACCCCGCGCTGCGGAATCACGTCGTACCAGGCGGAATGCGAGACGTCTAAATGCTCGCCCGCCTCCAACTTGGCCACCGACGCGGCCGCTTGCTCGTTCGCCGTCACGAGCGACAAATCTAGCCACAGCTCGGCCTTGAGCTTGTCGTCCTCAACATGCGCCCCGAACACCTGCCCGATAACGTAAGCGTCGAACAAATCCGGACTGGAGCCGGCGGACACTAGCGCACCGTCGTCCCGCCGCGGATGGCCCAACGTCACCGGCCGCCCGTTCCACTCGGCGCCGTCGCGTTTGGCGAACTCGGTCGCCAAGAACAGCTCCGGTCCGGGCGAGTTCGCAGCCTGAAACACACCTTGAACGAGAGCGATCACCGGCACGACTTTCCAGTCACGCCCCGCGCGATGCTCATCGCGGATCTCAACATCGCCCTCCTGGGCAATCGTGAACATTCCGAGGCGCCGCTCCGGCGCACGCGCGGTGACAAATGAAGAGCTCGACGCAGGATGCGCCTTGCGCCACCGCGAGTAACAAACCGCTGCACGCTGCTTCTCGTCTGGAAAATCACTCAGCGCCGTATCATTGCCCATGCAGCGTGACACGAACGTCTTCTCGTCCTCGGACTTTCCCGGCATGGGTAACGGCATTGGATCACTCCTTCGCAGATGGTGCTATGTCATTCGTAGGCAACCTTGTCAAATCCTCATCTGGATCGAGATCAAGCATCTCCCGAAACTCACTACGCGAGATGATGGGTTGGCCAATCAGTTCAGCGTCAGCGTAGCTCTTGACCGCGCGACCATTGCGCTCGGCGCGCAATGACCGAGCCTCCGCTTGAACATCGCCGAGTGCCGGCCACACGACTTCGTAATCCGCCTCGGGCACCTCGCCGAGGACCGTTAGTAAATCCATCATCGGACGAACGATTTGCGGCGTCACATACTGCGTTTGACGCTCGCTCATACGGTCGATCCAAGCGCGCTCATCCTGCGCCGAGCTCAGCTCACCCCGCTCCGACCCGACCAGCATCCGCGCCGGGATACCAGTCGCGCCACTGATCTGCTGCACCAGCATCGCCCACACGCCCCGCGGGTCGACCAAGTCAGGCGCGATTCGCTCGGCGTTGACGCCGCGAAGCCCCAGCACCCGCTTGAAGCCGTGGACAAACGCCTCCGCCTCCTCGCGGTTCGCAGTCAACGTGGGCTCGTCCAGCATGTGCGCGTGCTCGGCATCGACCCCAAGCGTAAGCGCCATGACGCCATTTCTCCAATATCCCTCTGCCGCCGCGCCCAGCTTCTCTACATCATCCAGCGTGTTGTAAACCCGCTCGAGGCGGGGCGTGCCGTGGGTCATGCCCTCGATAATGTCCTCGGCGACGTGAATAGTGCGCGACCAGTGAACGTTGATCGTCGTGGCGCGTCGGTCCCCGCCGACCGCCTTAATATTATACCCGATTGGGAGGCCGAACCGCTCGTCGTCACCCTCATCGACATACCCCGAAATTTGGGCGTGATCCTCGTGGTACGCCTGTATCCACGCCAGCCGACCGGGCCCCAAGGGCTCAGACAAGCGCTGCCCGGCAACGCCAAGCACCAGCACGCCGTAGTGGCCGATGCCGCTAATCACGTCGACCTTGCGCAGCGTGCTCCATATTTGCAAGCGGTTGTCGAGAGCGCTCAGCGCTTTGTCGAACTTCGTGTCGACCTTCGGGTCCTCATCGTCCGACACCATCGGTACTTCGTGCCACGTGGTCTCGCACGGCATCTCGACCACGCGCCCCGCGATCGCATGGCGACGGAATTTCCGCATATAGTCCTGGAAAGAGGGTTTCTCGCGGTATCCTAGCGCGCCCCAGACGTTGCGCTTACCACCGTACGAGTAGCCGAGGGCCTCGGCCATGCCAGCGCGATCCGTGAGCGGTGCCGCCTCGCCGGAGATTACCCGCCCTGAGATGGCGGAAAGCAGCCGATTGGCCGCAGTCGCGCCTAGCTCCTCGTAAGTGCTATAAGCCGCACCATTCTGCGCTTTTGGCGCGGAGCGACGAGATGGGGTAGTGCGAGTTCGTACCATGCACGTCGATGTAGCATAGAATCACCCCAACGCAAATCACCAAGGACGAAAGTCTACTGATTGCTCCAGCTCCGTCATTGCCCAGACCAGGGCATCCATACGATCTGGCGAGGGATCGCCCTGCACCCAAGTTGTCATCTGATCCTCCAACTCTGAGAACGAGCCACCAACGTGGTGCGCTCTGCCCTGCTCATACAGAGCAGAAATTGGCTCAGCGCGCACCTGTTTGCCGCGCGATGCACGCACTTCGATGATGGGCAAATACGGCTGCACCTGCTCAATGGTGTTACGCACCATCTGCCCCCCAAAGTTCGTTTCAACTACAATTGCATCCGCGTCGTAGTCTGTGTAAGCCCGGACCACCGCAGTCGCCCACTCCCGCGGAGATCCCGCGCGGGACCTGTCGTCGAGCACGTATCTGTGCTTGCCGTACTTACCCGCAACAACGATCCCGCATTCAGCGATCGAGCCTGGCGGGTCGACCCCAACAACCACGCGCTCTAGATCTGGGTAATTCTGAACCCGGTGCTGATCAATCATCTGAAGCGTCCACAGCGCACCCTCAATGTCTTCGAGAAGCTCGCCACCAATCTCTTGGCGCCCTAGTCGAGTACCCTCGTACCTACTGACCAGATGGCGATACCAGGACTCGGCCAGGTTCGGCCGATTCTCGTAGCTGCTCCCGCGGACCACATGAACATCCGGCCGCTTAACCAGCTCCCTAATCACCTTCCGCGGGCGCGGCGTCGTGGCAATGAACTGCTTAGGGTCCCCAAAACGCCCCGAACGCATACAGAACTGAAGCATCGACCACGGGCTGTCCTCACCCTCAGCGTCGAGCCCGTCGAATACGGCCAGCTCATCTACCCACGCCCAATCAAACTCTGGCCCTCGCAGTCGATCCGCCGCGTCTGCCGAGTACCCCTCAATTATCGAGCCGTTCCACAGCTCGATCGTCATAGGATACGTTCGTGGGATCGGCCGCGCCAAGCACTCCTGCGGAATCACCGAGGCCAACCCTGACTTGCCATGAATGCAGATTTTCTTGAGAGAATCGTGAGTTGGAGCAATCACCCCCCCGATCGAGCCCGGCCAACATACCGCCTGCCAAAACGCCGCCTCGGCGCAGGCCCGTGTCTTCCCGAATCCCCTTCCGGAGATCAGAATCCAGATAGACCAGTCCCCTCCAGGCGGGACTTGTTTGCCCCATATGTCTGGCCGCACCTCACGATCGCGCGCGTGGACTGCCGCAATCCAGTCACGATGATGGGTCCACGCTGCCAGGAACGCCGGATCGTGCTCCCCGACAACGTCGAGGTCACCCGTCCCCGTCTTCAGTCGTGCCATTGATCAGAGTCGGCGCCTCGTGGATGGGTGCAGCATCAAGCACATTGATCAAGCGCTGCTTGGCAGATTCGATCAGAGTTTGATGCTCGTGGGTGACAGTACCGCTTACGTGGAGATCACCCTTAGCCCGCACTTCCAGCTCATAGCCTCGACCAGCGAATGCGCGCGAGCGTAGCAACTTAAGCGAAATTACCGGATCTCCCTGTCGCACTGCTTTCATGACGTTGTGCTCGGCGATGTCGCCAAGTACATCTTTGCATTGATGTCGCAGCTCGTGAAGGTCCGGGTAACGGTCACAGTAATTGCTAATGGTCTCGCGATCGCAGTTCAACCCGGTTTCCTGGGCGAGCAGCTTGGCTGCATAGAGCATCAAACCATCATTCGCAACCAGCGCATGGGCAACTTGATCTGGCGTAAACTTCTCCTTTCTGCCGGATGCTTTTCTCTCTTCCTTCCTGTTAAATGCGAGGAAGCCAAGCTTAATGCGCATCATGAACTCGCGTGCTCGCTCGACATTCTCCGGGTCGTTCCACCAGTTACTGATGCCGGACGGGTGAGGTATCACCGCGGCCTCGATGCCGGGCTCCAACTCCATGACCTCGAACCACTCATAGGCCTTCGGGTTGAGGCGGAACGCCGCAGCGACGCTGCGCCCGAGCAACACGACGCGCCGACCTGCCCAGCCCGCGCGCATCGTGTCGGCGCGGGCGATGGCTAGATCAGCGTCCCCTCTGTCGACGGGGTGCTGTTCGAGCACGTTGACCCGCTCGAACTTGGTCAGGAAATCGCCCAGATCCATGCCGGCGAGCGCGGCGAGGCGCCGGCCGGAAGCGCCAGCAAGGATTCCGCCCTGCTCCCGCGGCCCTGGGGCCTGCCCCACGAGGATGACCTTGCTCACCCGCGCCACCCCATGGCCAGTATCACGTCCCGGGCCTGGGCGTCGTCGAGCACGTCCCCCGGTTGCTCATCGGGCTCCGCGGCCAGCGCGATGAGCCGCGCCGCGCGCTCGTCCGCCTTGGCCCGATCCTCGGAATCCTCGGGCAACATGTTCGCCCGCTTCACGGCCCGCGCCGCTAATCCGTCGAGCGCGCGCTGGGCGTGGTTACGGTTCATCGCACAAACGCCAAAAGCTCAGCCCGCGCCGCAGGGTCGGAGCGAAACGCTCCGCGAAGATCAGACGTAGTCATGGTTGCCGCGAGCTCGACGCCCCGCATGGCCATGCACATGTGGACCCCCTTGGCAATGACGCCGACCCCCATCGGCCGTGCTGCCTCTTGCATCTCGGCAGCGATCCCGGCCACCATCCTCTCCTGCATAGTGATGCGACGCGCGTGGCGCTTGGCGATTCTGGCTAGCTTCGAGATCCCCAGCACCTTCCCGTCAGGGATATACCCTATGGTCATGGTCGACCGAAACGGCAACAGGTGATGTTCACAGATTGACCACACGTCGAACCCGCTGAGCACAACGAGTTGGTCGACCACGACGTGCTCGAACAGCGCATTCTCGTGCGGCTCCGGACACAGGAACTGCTGCCATGCCCGAGCGACCCTATGCGGGGTGGCCTGAAGCCCAGCGGCAGCCGGATCAGCGCCGAGCGCCCGAAGCAGGTCAAGGGTAGCACGCTCGATAGCCTCGATGTCGATCATGGGATGTCCGCATACTTGTGCAGTTGCAAGCTGAGATTCCAACCGTGCGCCTTGCAAGCCTCAACGCAAAGCGAAGTCGCCTTCCGGCTCTGCGAGACGGGTTGCAGTGAGATCAGCGCCGAAACCGGCAACAGTTGCTCCAATTGCTGAATGTCGGCGACCTTCCCGACCACTTGCTTAATCTCATCGGCCCGTCGAATGCAATCCACATTGATCGCGCGTCCGCCGGGCATGTCGAACTTTGGGCTTACCGTGAGCCAGCAATCCGCGACGGGCGGAGGATAAGTGCCGCTAGTCTCGATCTGGACAGTAAACCCGTGCAAGGCGTTGATCAAACCGTCGATAGGGTGCATCAACGGCTCGCCGCCGGTGATGACGACGTGTCGAATTGCACCCGCCGCGGTTTGGATCTGCCCCACCAGCTCGGTGGTGGTCATTTGCGTAAACGGCTGCGATCCGTCAAGTTCCCAGGTGTGCTTGGTGTCGCACCACGGGCACCCAACCTCGCAACCCTGCAATCGGACGAAGACGGCCGGAGTTCCAGTCCACCGGCCCTCGCCCTGGATCGTGGCAAACACCTCGTTAACCGGGAGCATAGATTGCCCATGTCCGTGGGGTCTCGGAGACGGCGACCTCGACCAAGGCCGGGAACTCATCGTGCCAGGTATCGTAGATCCACCGTGCGAGATGCTCGGCGCTGGGCTGGCTCAGCAAGTCGTTAAGGTGCCGGTGATCGAGCGTCTCAGTGATCCACGCTGCTATGGGGTCAAGCTCGCCGTAATCCTGAACGAACCCAGTTTCGTCCAAGTTCTCTGCCACGAGGACGAGGCGCGCGACGTAATTATGCCCGTGCAGCCGGGAGCATTTGTGCTCGTTTGGCAGGCCGTGAAGCACGTGCGAAGCGCAGAATGCAAAATCTTTTGAGAGCTTATACATGCGATTTTAACCACCTAAGCTGACATCCCATCCTGCCGTCACCTACAATGACTTCGCCTATGGCAGTCAGCGACATGCCACAAGCCCGCAACACTTCGGCATACTTTTCTCCGGCAATGAGGAACACATGTTGAGTGCCGAGCAACCTGACCTGCTCACTCAAAGCAGCAAAAGAAATCCTATCCACGCTATCATCCTCCCATGTGGTATTATATGGCGCTACCACTTGGTCGAGCGGGATCAATCCGTATTTTGCCGAGATAATACGCTTCACTGACACGCGACTGGACTTTGCATATCCGATTGCCGCTCTGGCATACGGCCCAATGTATAGGTCGCTGGCTCGCGCCGGCTGTGTCAACTTGCGAGCACCACAAGACGCAATCACACCGTCAAAGGCAGGCATTGGGATCTCCAAAAGTCCTGGTCCTCGTATTCGGTTTGATCTCGCCATGACAGCCCAGCCTTCCAGATCGCCTCCAAGCGCTCAACGCAGGTGCCGCAACGCCCGCAGTGACGCTCGCCCCCAGCATAGCAGCTCCAAGTCTCGTGCAACGGTACATTCAGCTCCCCGGCGCGACTAGCAATGTCGGCCTTAGTTGCATGAATGAACGGGGTCATCAAGCCCACCTGCCACATCTCACCGAGCGCAAGTCGCTCCATCTCCGAGAATGCCGCCGTGAACTCGGGGCGGCAGTCGGGGTAGATGTAGTGATCCCCGGCGTGGAACCCCGCCCAGACGGTGGCGGCGCCGTTGGCGGCCGCGATGCCGAAGGCGAGCGAGAGCATGATCGCGTTACGGTTCGGGACCACAGTGCTGCGCATGGTCTCCTCGGCGTAGTGGCCATGCGGCAACGCCACCGCATCATCGGTGAGTGCGCTCCCGGTCAGGTGCTGGCGCAAGCCGGTCACGTCGATCCGCCGCCACTTCGCGCTGAGCCGATTCGCGGCCCGTTGCGCGCAGGCGAGCTCGCGCGCGCCGTGCTGCTGGCCGTAGTCGAAGGTGGCCAGGATCAGCGGCCCATCAGCGGTGACCGCGACGTGATGGGCAAGCGTGACACTGTCCAAGCCACCGGAGCAGATCACCAAGTTCATTATAGGGTCTCCTTGAAGGCTGCGGCACAAGCGTCTCGACGCAGTTGCGCTGTGAATTCTGTATCACCCGCCAGATACGTCGTCCTTCCCATATAGTCCGCTGCCTTGGCCCACGAACGGATGGCCAATTTGATCGCCTTGCTAGCGTGATAGCGCCGCCGATCAACGAAGTCTAAGGGGTCACACCCGAGCTGGCGGAACACCCGGGCGTGCTCCATAGGAGCAACGGTGCCGACACGAAACTTCAGCCAATTTCCGTGCACCGGATCGAAGATGGACAAGGTGCCGTATCGATGCCCCTGTCCCCATGAGCTTGAATCCACGGAGCGCCACGGGAACTTGAGCATCAACGGCCACGACGTCATGCCAAATCCATGAAACCGGACCCGATCCCCGACCGTTCGATGGCACTTGGCAATCCAGCGATCGAGCACTTTCACCTGCTTCCCGACCATGCCCCCGAGCGCGATGTAGTCATACCGGTCCGCAAGCCGATCGAGGACCGCAAAATCACTGCCGGCATGAAACACGGGCAGCACGGGCAACCCCATGACCTCAAGCTCCGACTGGTTCCGCGCGGTGCCGTCCGGATCGCCGATCACGTCGAGGTTGGCCATGGCCCCCCACCAATGGCGCCACTTCTTGAGCCATGCCGCATACTTGTCGAGCTGCACCTCGGCGCCCAGTGTTTTTGCCGAGAACGCCCCCGAATCCGCGAACACCTGCCCTTGCGGATGATGGAATTTGCTCAACATCATATCAAGATCGACATTCTTGAAATAATGGTAGCTAAGCAGTAGCCGCAAACCAGTTGCTTGCATATGCCCGGTCGTACCTTTCGGGATCAAATGTGGAAACATCTCCCTGCACGCTACATCAAGCCAAGCCGGATCACGATCGGTCAAGTAGATTTGCAAATGCCTCATGCTCTGGCATACCTGTGAATGCCTTCAAATATCCACTCCATCGGTCCGCGACGTCGGGTGGAACCTTGACACGGATGACCGGCCACAAGTCCTCCTCATCATGCTCCACATCTAGCTTGGCATTGTGCCCCCATGCACTCGCCCCGTCCAGCAGCGCCCGCATTTCCTCCTCGGAAAAACCGGCAATGTCACTGAGGTTCGCCTCCAACAATGATTTAAACTCCTCCCCCAACAGCTCGACGTCCCATGTCGCCGCTTCCGCCGATCGGTTGTCCATCAACCGGTACGCGCGCGCCTGCTCCGCCGACATCTCGCTAACCGGCACGTAGTGCACGGGCACCTTGGCCTGCCCGAGGTGCTGCGCGGCGAGCAGGCGACCGTGACCGGCGACCACGTAGCCATCGCCTTCCCAGACCACGATCGGTTGGCGCCAACCGAACGCCTTGATTGACGCGGCGATCCGCTCGACGTCGTGATTCCGACGCGGATTACCAGGGTACGGCTTGATATCGCCGAGCGGGACCTGCCGGACCCTCACGCGCCACTCCCCGCCTCGGCGCCGTGGCCGTTGCCCTGCCGGACCAACTCTAACCCGTCGTAGCCGAGAGCGTCCGCCATGCGCACGACGGTGTCCAGCGCCGGACGCGCCTTGCCAGCCTCGATGCGCGAGATGGCAGCCGG